ACGATATCGAATTCTAGCTTTAATAATTATGTCGGTATTAATTGGACTGGCAGCGTTTCTAATCTATCAATGCCATCCAGCCTCTTACCGCCTGTTCTGACCCACTCGTTGTTGGGGGTGGGTATCTATGCCCCCAGCGACAGAACATTTCTAGACAAGTCAGCCACCAGCTTTGTCGTGCAGGCATCCCCGACAGGTGGTGCAGCGTTTGCGGCATGGACTACGGTAGCTTCTGGCACTACGGCAGGTACCCCCGGAGAAAGCATTATTCTGGCTAGTTCCCAAATCGCCCCCAATCCGATCAGTCAGTTCCATCGGGTGGCGTTCTTGGGGGATAGCGTCAATTATGTCAGCGTGGCGCAGGTCACATTCAGCGTGGCCGAAACTGGCGGCAACTATAACGGGATTTAACCATGTCTTTGACGTATACGACCTATCAATCACAGCTAGCCAATCTCATGGTCCAATCTATCACGGACCCTAACTTCGTCACATTCCTGCCGGGTTGTATCGACTATGCTGAGCAGCGAATGTATCGGGAACTTGATTTTCTGAACACGCGCGATGATGACTTCAATACGACGTTATCCTCGGGTATTCGCAGCGTTTTACTTTCGACTGTAAGTGGTCAGTTTGTAGTAGTGGAACAGCTTAATGTAATTACACCGGTTACGGCTGGCACTTCCGGTATCCGCAACCCATTGACACGGGTAACCAAGGATTACATCGATTTTGCATGGCCGAACTCGTCTAATACGGGAGTTCCGCTGTATTTTACAACCATTGATAATGCGACCTTTGTGCTTGGTCCGACACCAGATAAGGCTTATACGCTAGAGGTGACGGGGACACAACGACCCGCACCGCTTTCGGCCGTCAATCCGACCACCTTCATTAGCCTCAATCTGCCGGATGTATTTATAGCAGCCTCGATGGTGTTTGCCACTGCCTACCAGCGGGACTTCGGGGCGCAGGTGGACGATCCGGCAAGGGCCGCCTCGTGGGAAAACCAATACAAGATGTTGATGCAATCTGCTAATGTGGAGGAACTTCGCAAGAAGTTCGCGGGTCCGGGCTGGCAGTCCATGATCCCATCCCCCATCGCAACCCCGCCGAGGCAGTAAGTGCCCTATAATTCAGTTCTTCTTAAGCCCGGCGTTCAGACCCAGCAGAGTCCTCTTCTCAATGAGGCGGGCGTCTCTCAATCGCAATGCATGCGTTACAAGGACAACATGCTTCAGTCCTTGGGCGGCTGGGTGAACTACGGTTCATTGGTATCTCCCTCCACCGTCCGGGATACCCATGCATGGCAAGTGCTGGCCGGGGATAAATATCTGGGCATCGGAGCGACGGCCAATCTGTCGGTTTATCTTTCCAGCATCAATAAGCAGTCCAATATTACCCCCCAGACCATGACGAATACCTCGACCGGGATCAACTTCTCGATCACGTCGGGCAGCAATGTCGTGACCGTCAATGATGCCAATAGTGCAGCCTCAGTCTATAACACAGTCTATTTTAACACGCCCATTACCATTGGGACGGTCTTTCTCAGTGGCGCTTACCCCATCCAAGCAGTGCTTTCGACTGGCAGCTACACCATTAACGCCAGTGCCAATTCGACGGCGACCGTGCTGACCAGCGGTATTCTGCCGGTCTTTTCGCTGACCAATAACTCCGCCATTGTCACCGTGCTTTCGGCTTATAGCTTCTACCTCTCTGTCACGGGACTGTTTTACCCGTTCATTGCCCCCACCTTTGCCAGTTCGCTGCTAACCATTCAAGGTAACTATGTGGTCACGCAGGTTAATTCGACGGCGGGGTCCAGCTATACCTATTCGATTGGACTCACCCAACAAGCCAGTGCCAGCTACAACGTCACCATGAGCAGCGGTCAACCGCAGTTGGTTTATTACATCACCGGTGCGCCGCCCCCCAGCGGACAGGGGTTCGGTGGCGGTTACTTCGGCGGCAGTTCGGCCATCGGTTCCACTGGCCCCTATGTAGGGTTTGGAGGCACCGGTGCTATTGCTGCCGTCAGCGGTACCCCCATCACCACCACGGACTGGTCTTTGGACAATTGGGGCGATCTACTGATTGGCTGTCCCAAGGATGGGGCGGTCTATATCTGGGGTGAATCGCTCGGGTTCCAAACGGCTCAAGCCGTTAATCAGGCCCCCTTCTTCAATGGCGGCCTCTTTGTGTCGCAACCGCAGCAAATCCTTGTCCTGTGGCGGTCTACCCAGATTACCGGTGCCCAGAACAATCTACGGGTGGTGTGGTCCAACGCGCTGGACTACACCAACTATACCATCAGCAATCAGACCACCGCTGGTGGCTTCCAAATCCCCACCGGCTCCATTATCGTCGGTGGTATCCAAGGCCCCACGTATGCCCTGATCTCGACCGATATCGAGGCTTGGCAGATGAACTATATCGGTGGCACCGATATCTTTAACTTTACCAAGGTCGGGGCAGGTTGCGGCTGGATTGGTCCTCATGCGGCAGGCGTTTGGAATGGCAACATCTATTGGTGTGGAACCAATAACTTCTTTGTCATGGCCAATGAGGGCGTCAAAGTCTTGCCTTGCTCGGTCTGGGACCAGATATTCCAGAACCTCAGTGTGGCCAATCAAGCCAAGATCAAATGCGCTGTCAACAGTGCTTTTAATGAAATCTCGTGGTTCTACCCCTCGGCTACCTCCACCGGTGAGAACGATTCCTATGTTAAGGTAACCTTCGATGCTCAGGGCGGGGCGGTATGGGATTATGGTTCCATGCCCCGCACCTCGTGGATTGATGTTTCGATCCTTGGGATGCCCATTGGACCTGATGCCTCCGGCACCTTCTATCAGCATGAACAGGGGGTCCTTCACCCCGGCGTTGGGGCTCCCACGTTCCAGACCGGCTGGTGGTCGATTGGGGAAGGCACCGATCTGGCCTTTGTGGACCTGATTATCCCTGATTTCATCTGGGGGTTAAGGAGCGGTGCTCAAGATGCGCAAATGAAGCTGACCTTCTTCAGTGCTGATTATCCGGGTGATACGCCAACCAGCTATGGCCCCTATACCGTCACCCAAGCTACTGAATTCATTAATGTTCGAATACGTGGTAGATTGATGCAGGTTTTGGTCCAATCTGGCAATAATGAGTTCTTTCGGCTGGGTCGGATCAGATACCGGTATGCTCCCGCAGGACGAAGGTAATGGCAAGTTCATTAACGGACATCCTCGTGGTCATCCAGAACGGCGTTAATGCGCTGAGCAAGATCGCCAAGTCGATTTCGACCTCGTTCCCGCAAGTGACTGGAACATCTTCGACGGCGACGGCAGGAACACTGACCTTTAACTCGTCTCAACCGACCACGTTTATTACGATCGTATCGACCTCCGGAACGACACTTAAGATACCGGCCTATCTCCCATAAGGAACGCTCATGCCATCCACCTTCACCACTGCCAAGAATCTGGAAAAAGTGCCTCGTGGTGGAGACTTGGGTACGTGGGATACCCCCGAGAATTCCAACTGGGACGTGGTGGATGCCTGTTTAGGCCAGTCGGTGACCATTGGCCTCAATAATGCCAACGTTACCTTGTCTTCGCCACAATATCAGGCCAGCACCATCATCTTTAACTCGACGTTGACGGGCAGCGTCAACATCACGTTCCCCTCGACGTTTACTGGACCGTATATCATCCAGAACCTCTGCACCGGAACCAGTGCATTTACGGTGACACTTCTGACGACCATTGCGGGCGGTCAAGCGATTGCTTGTCCTCCGGGTGATTCCTTCAATGTTATCAACGATGGAACCAACATTAAGTTCCATAACATCGGTCGCGTCGGAACCTATTGGGATTATGCCGGGTCGTCGGTGCCCAATTGGGTAAGTGGCTGTACCGTGGCGCCATGGCTGAATTGTGACGGAACCACTTTCAGTTCAGCTACCTTCCCGCAATTGACTGTGGTTCTCGGCAGCACTACTTTACCAGACAGCCGTGGCCGCTCTCGCTATGCCCTTAACCAAGGCACCAGCCGCATTCAAAGCTCAATTACTGGCGTTGATGGGACTGTGTTGGCGGCGGGTGGTGGTAGTCAATTTTTACATAATCATAATCATGGCATTACTGATCCCGGACACGTTCATGGCGGCGGCGGAGCTAACAATCAAAACGGCAACGCAACCGGCTTCCCTAATACTGGTTCCAATATTTGGTATGGAACGAATGTAAACACAAATAGCGCAGTAACCGGCATTTCCGTTAATAATAGTACACTGAGTGGCGCATCACAGAATCTACCTCCTGCATTGATCCATGGGTTAACCATGATCCGGTCTGCCTAATGCCATCGCATAGCGTCAAACAGGCTAAAGTGATGAGCGCTATTAGCCATGGGTGGCACCCGTCTGAGGGCTCAGTGGCGAAGATACCCGTCAAGGTCGCGAAGGAGTTTCATGCGGCCGATGCGGGCCATAAGTACGGCAAGGGGCATGATAAGGTTAAACGAGCCCTCAACACGGCCAAGAAGTATGCCAAGAAAGCCGAGGGTGGTGAGGTTGATGACGAGCAAAAGCAACAAGCGATCTCGATTAAGCCGGTAGACCCATTTGAAAACTATCCGCAAGGTGCTGCTTTTGGCGTGGGTTCCCCCGCCGAAATGAGCCAGCAACAGGCTGGGTTCAGTCCCCGTGCTCAGGAGCCCCAGCCACCGGAGAATGTCTTATATCGCACAGCGAGCCCGCTGGTTAACATAACCGATCAAGATATTGAGCGCGGCATAGATGTCGCCAATAGTTCCGGCGTCGGGGCGATGTCTGGAGCCACAAAGGCCAAAGCTGGCTTAATGAGCTTCGAATCTACCCTACAAGCAGCGGCTAATTACGGTATGACGGCAACGCCGGGTGCCGGAGAAAAGTATCTTGCGAAGGCATTGAAAGCTGAATATCCCAAGGATATTGCTACCCAAGCCGTAGAGGCAGGTTATACAAAAGATGAAATCGCTAATTTAAAATCTTACCTTTCTCCGGGTGCCCAGAAGGCATTCGATAAACACTATGGCAAAATTGCTCCTAAGAAGGAGCCATCCTTTAAGCCACCGCCATGGAACGAATCCGCGATACAAGCCACCAAGCCCGTTGCGCCGGAACATCCGGATTACATTAAACAACAGGTCACCAGCCAAGGCGCTGATTACGACAAGATTCTCGCTAATATGGAGAAGCAGCTTTCAAGCCCTGAGACAACTTATCAGCCCATTAAACCAAAGCCATTTGGAATTTCATCTGATAAATTTGCCCTGAATGCCGCACATCAGGCACCAGATACCCCATGGGCTGATTATGATGCCCTTCATAACCATTGGGCACAACAACCTATTAACTTAACTGATGCCCAGAAAGGCGCTGTTGGCTATTGGGGAAGCCAAGATGGTTATAAGGATATTAATGGCACTTTACGTGGGCAACCAGAAAGTGTCAAATCATACGCGGCAATTCAAGACTTGAATTCCGCGATGCTACAAAATCCTCTTAAAGAGGACACCTCTGTCTGGAGAGGATTATATGGTCCTCAAGCAGAGGAGTTAAGAAAACTTAAGGAGGGCGATGTATTCTTCAACAAGGGGTATACCGCTACCACTATCGATCCTCGGCAATCGACCCATTACGGAGCGAAGGATACTCTCAAGTATAAGAAAGACGTAGATAACATCCTGCTGAACTATCATCTTCCTGCCGGAACCCCCTCCCTGTACGTTAGTCATCCGGATGCAGGAAACTATATTCAATCGGAACGTGAATTGCTGCTCCCTCACGGGGGAAAATATTCCATCATTGGGACCGAAAAGATTAAATCCCCGGTTTGGCATTATCTAGGCAATCTTGTAGATGCGGAACCCCGTGAATTCACCGTCTATCACGTTGCTCCAACCCAAGAAGGCAAGGCAACACAACTGGATATTGGTAAGTCTGATCCAGAGCCGTGGCAAGTCAAGGCCAACAAGGCTCTTGAGGAATCCGTATATAAGGTTAAGGGCAAAGACACCGATATCGAAGACTATTATGCCCATATGGAAAAGCAACAGGCTGGCCCAGAATGGACCCCGCCGCCATCTCTCGGTATTGATGATTACTTTAAGGATGCAATAGATAAGCACGTCAATTTCGTAGACTGGAAGGATTATAAACCACTTAGCGCCGATCCGAGTCCAGAATCGGTCAAAAAATATCGGGAAAATATTGTAAGGGCAGGAGGAAATCCGGATGTGACTCTTCTTAAGGGAGGGCATCATGAAGGGTATCCTAAGCAAACGCCATCTAAAGATATTGCCACCAGCAGCACTAAGGCTCTTTTCTTAGGAGACAAAAAAGCATCCTCCAGTCAATATGGAAGTTCTATTACTCCCTATGTGGCCGTCCCAAGACAGAAAGTAGCCGTTATTGATTTCAAGGATTTACTTGGGTCAATTGGTAGCCTTTCCCATAATGGCACGGCCCATGCCTACGATCCCGCGTTTGTTGAGATGATACAACACATCAGGGAGAAATATAATCCTGAGATGCTTGTTGCGCATAATGTGACTGATTGGGCCGAAGGGGGCTCTAAACCCAATACCCAATATATGGTCTATAAGACCAATATTTTAAGGGCTCCGCACGCCGCTTTTGATCCTAATAAGTGGCACCTAAGACTGCCCTTGGCGGCCATTCCCGGATTGCCTGCTGGCGCTGCTATCTACAGCTACGGTGACAAGAAAGAATCTGAGGGTATGGCCAAAGGTGGCAGAGTAGAGGCCGAGAAAGCCCTGCCACCCGACCATCAGTTGGGGATGAAAGTTCCCAAGGGTGGTTCAATGTGCAAGAACTGCAAATTCCTTGCTTCTCCAACCACTTGCGGTAATAAGGGATGGATTGAATGGCATGGTAACGAGAAGCTACCAGAACCTTCAGATGAATACTGCTGTGACAATTATGGAATAGCTGAACCAGAACATAAAGCCGGGGGCGGTGAAGTGAAGAAGAAACATGCTGATCCAGAGGATCGTGAGTTCCAAGATTTCTCCGGAGGAGGGCTAATCGAAAGTTCCGTACCGGGCCGTACAGATAAACACCCCCTCAAAGTTTCTGCTGGCTCTTACGTACTTCCGAGCGATTTTGTATCAGCATTAGGACAAAATAACACGGCTGCCGGGGCAGAAGTGGTAAAAAAGATGTTTAAGTCCGCGCCATATGGCTTAGAACCAATGACATCCAAGGCATCAAAGTTCAGTTTCCCAAGCTATCCTTCTCCTGCTCGTAGTGTAGGGAAAGCTGATGGCGGTGGAACAGATCATGAACACGTGTCCATTATTGCGGCCGGGGGCGAGATCGTGCTAACACCAGACGAAGTAAAACAGGTCGGCAACGGCGATATTCGTAAAGGTCATGATATCCTCGACCGCCTAGTGTTAATAGCGAGAAAGGATCACATAAAAAAATTAAAATCCCTCAAAGCACCGAAGAAGTGATGAACAATATTTCGCCACAATATATTCGCGACTTACTGGACTACGATCCAGAAACTGGAATCTTTATTTGGAAGCATCGTCAGCTTCGTAAAGGTATAGAACGCCTTGATAAGGCGTGGAACACAAGACTTGCTGGTAAAATAGTTGCAAGTTTTTGTCATCGGAACGGACATTTATATTTCTCAATTCATAATAAGAATTGTGCCGCTCATAGGGTGGCGTGGGCTCACTATTATGGTCAATGGCCAGATCGCGACATCGATCACAGAAACGGTAATCCAGCAGACAATAGAATTTCGAATCTTAGATTAGCCACTGATTCTCAAAACCTCTGCAACGCCAAAATCAGAGTGAATAATACTTCTGGGTTTAAGGGCGTTTCTTGGAGTAAGAAAGAGCGAAAATGGTATGCTTATATTACCAAGGATAAAAAAATGATCGGCATCGGCCGATTCCATTGTTTTGGTAAAGCCATAGTAGCCCGTAAGTTAGCCGCCAAACAAATGCACGGCGACTTCGTGAGATTTACATGAGCAGCCCTTCCACCGTCCGCGTAGCCGGTCCAAAAGATTTAGCCGAGGTCTGGCGACTCTTAATAGAGTCGCACGAAGAAAACTCCTTGTTTCCCCTAGCTCCTGAAAAGGTCCGCTGGCTGGTGAATAGGGTTATTTATCCTGAGACAATCCCCCTCGATGATACCGGTATTCGAGGTATAATTGGGGTTATTGGGCCAATTGGAGCCCTTGAAGGGCTTGTGCTACTAACTGTAGGGTCTTTCTGGTATTCTAATGCTCAACATATTGAGGAGTATTTGGCGGTTGTTGATATCCGACACCGCCGTTCCGGTCACGCGAAGGCGCTGGTGGCTTTTATGAAGTCGCAGGTTGATTTAACTGGCCTGCCATTAGTTACAGGAATTATGTCTACCATTAGAACTGAGGCTAAATGTAGGCTTTACCAGCGCATGATGCCCAAAATAGGTGAGTTCTTCTTTGTTACCCCGAAAGGGAGTAATATGACACCATCTCTTTCCATGGTAAGTTCATAAAATGGGCTCAAAAGGCACACAAACCACCCAGAATACCTACCAAAATTATCAGGCTAACCCCCTGACACAGGGGGCGGCTGCTCAGGCTCTGTCGGGGGCTGAGTCGGCGGCTGCCCAACCATTCCAGATGCCTGTAGCTCCGGTGGCGGGCTTTAGCCCGTTCCAGCAACAGGCTTTTGGGCAGGCCCAGAGCCTTCAAGGGGCCGCCCAGCCTTATGTTAACCAAGCGGGTGCCTTCAATACAGCGGCCGGAGCACCGGTTACGGCAGCGGATATTAACGCTTTCTATAATCCGATGGCGGATAATGTCACCAAACAACTTCAGAATATCTTTGGCCAGCAAAACGTTCAAAATCAAGGCGACCTTACCCAAAAGGCCGGTGGCGTTGGGGCAGATCGTATTGCGGTGGGGATGGGTAATTTAGCTAACCAGCAGGGGTTGGCGGCCGGTCAAACTTATGCCGGACTGGAACAACAAGCTTTGCAGGCTGCTGAATGGCAGAAACAGCAAGAAGGACAGGCTGCTCAGGGTGCTCTGGGGGTCGGTAATGCTAACCTGCAAACCCAAATGCAGGGCACCAATCTGCTTAATCAGTATGGCACGCAGCAACAGCAACAGACTCAACAGGAGCTTAACGCCCCTTACCAAAATACACTGGCTCGGATCGCCTATCAGTTCCAGACCCCACAATATCTAGCGGGTATTGCAGGTGGATTAGCACCAGCGCTAGGTGGAACCACCATGGGTCAGCAGATTA